GTTGTCTTGTCCTTCTGGATTAGACACACGTGCCATGTAAGCAATGAGGTTGTCACCAGCAGGGGTAGACCATATAAGTTTAGTTTGCATATTAGCTCCAGATAGTGAAGGCAGTTTTGGCAACAGCAAAGCAACCACCAAGAATAAAACCTACCAGCGCACAGCCAGCAGCAAGTGTTATCAAACCAAGCACAGCAGCATACACTGTTTTAATAAAAGACATTAACATATTTCATCTCCATAAACATTCAAACATTCATTTACTATTTCTTCTACATCAGCAATGAATGCTTCTGTATTTCCATCATGCTTCTTGTAAGCTCTGATACATCTGGCAATGTCTTTCAAAGCAAAGAATGCTTTGTCTCCATGTAGTGCCATCTGCAAAGCAGCAACATCCTCTGGGTAGCTAAACTCTAGCTGTGCTTTCATATCGTTCCTCTCATTGTTTGTGCAAGTGTTGAACTCTTTAGTGTGTTCTTCATATACGGGGTTAAAGACATTGGTGTTGCATGACCTGACAAACTCATGATGTTAGAGATGGGTACACCAGCCTCAATCAATTCAGTGATGGCTGTCCTACGCAAGTCCATCAGCATAAGTTCTTCAGGTAGTTTAGCCTCTTTCATGATGGCTCCACCAACTCTACCTAAATTAACTAATGAATATGGAACTAGTCCACCCTTCCTGTCTGATTTAGATGATGGTGCAATGTACTTTTGCCAGCCATACTCAGCGTGTTGCTGCTTGAGCATTGTCTGTAGCTCAGGTGATGTTGGTATTTGCACCCTAGCCCTACGCTTGCTTTGTTCCAGCGATAACACACCAGTGTCGAGGTTGTACATATCCCATGTAAGCATACGCATATCACCTAAGCGTTGCGCCCATTCGTATGCCATGTAAACAATGAGGCCAACAGAACGCTTGTTGAAGACAGAGAAGGACACGTCTAGGAAAGCTTTGATGTGCTCTTTCTCCCACGTTGTACGCCTATGCTTAACGTTTATCTTCTTTATCTTTTCAAATGGATTGAACTGAATGAAGCCACTGCGTATTGCAAAGTTAAACACCAACTTGTAAACAGCTAGGCTGTGATTGGCATTGCTCAATCCTTTGTCGAGGATGTGCTGGTCATACACACGCTGGCACATGGGTGCTGCTATGTCACCAAGTCGTGCTTGAAACAAGCTCACTCCTGCCATTTTATAGCTAGACCAGTTGTTTAAGCTGTAGGTGTAGTCAAGCTTAGCCTTTGCTGACAGCTTGTTGAAGCTGATGCTGAGTGTGTAAGCTTTGATGAGGTCATGCACTCTGCTACGTGTACACAAATTGTTTAAGTGCTTTATCTCTTTGCGCCACTCATCCATCTCAGCATTCCAGATGTTTGCTTGAGCCACAGCAGCATCGTAATTGGCACCAAAGCTATAACGCTCAAGCACACCAGCTTTAATAACATCCATTGGTGGGTTGTATCGGTAGGTGTGACTGTCTTTAGCCACCACCTGCGTCAAGTATCGGGGTAGATATACTTCGCTCATTGTTGCTTCTCTGCCATTGGAAAGACAGGAGCAACACAAGAGATGTGTACCATCACACCAGCTACGTCATAGCAAACGCTGTACATACCGTCAATGTGGTCAAGCTTAAAGAACTCATTCTCCAGCTTGAACCAGCTATCGCGTTTACATTTGTAGAGGGGCTGAACGGGCAAGCATTCAAAGTCTGCTAGGTCGTGTTCGTTTATCATAAAGTCTTTCTAAAAGTTGGTAAAGGAAACCAATGGTCAAAGAAGGTTTCACCAGTAGTATAGTGTCCTTTCTGTGCCACGTTGCTTCTTTTATTGATGAGCCACACGCTGACACCTCTCGGTGTACTTGCATCAATGGGAATCCAATGGCAGGCTGGTGCTACAGCAGCAGCACCATCACTTGTTATCTTGTGTTCAGTTGTCATGAGAAGCACCACATTACGGAGTGAATAAACCACAGGAAAATACCTACCGGGGCAGGTAAATGAGGAGAAATGAAAATTGCAGCAAGCAGCGCCAGCATTTGTGTATTTGTCATCTTGATATATGAATGGTGGCGTTAGGTGTTGCTCTACAAGCGTTCAAATATTTGTTAACAAAACTAACAAAGTCTTCGTATCTACCCCACCCGTTAGTGGGATTGAAAGTTTTGTAATGCTCGGGGTCTTCAAGTAGTTTGACAAGACCCTCTGACAATGGATTGATTATCTCCCATGCTCTGCTATAGCCAAGCTCTTCAGGTCGCCATAGCACTTTGTATATGCCAGCTTCCATTGCCATTTTGTTTAGGTTGTGGGTGATGTTGGCGGTGTAGGTTTCAGATAGTAGTGTTACGTCTAAGCTCATTTGTTTTTCTCCTTTAATGTTTCTTCAGTGAGTAGCATTGCATCAACAATCGAGATGGCTTTATGAGTGATGTTTTCAATGTCTGTGACAGTTAACTCCACCCATTGCTTACGCTTACCAGCATCATATCCGTCTTTGTAGGCAGCGTCCATAGCGTTGCCCATGTAAGCGTGTGCTGTTAAGAATGATTCATATTTGTTTGTCATGTCACATCCTTCACGTCACCCCAAGCACTTGTGAGAACACCGAACGGCACGTCCAATTCTTTTTTGATTTGGGATATGGCTTGGTTACGCCCCATTAAATAAGCATTCTCGATTGCGCTCTGAACATCTTCAGTCCAATGCTTCTCGGGTATGTCCCAGACATTCCAGCCATTGATGAAAGGGGCAATCATCTTTTTGTTTGCCACACCCTTGCGTCTTACAACGCTTAATTTAAGTTCAAATTTCATACTATTTTGTTCCCGTAGTCGTCGAAGGTTCTTGCGTTTGGTGGGCAGCAAGTGTGGATGCTTACCGGGCCAAGTGGCCCAAGTAACCGCTTGCCGCAGCGATGGCAGAAGTTACGCTCAGACCACTGCTTGATATTCATCGCAGTCTCAGCAGCGTACTCACCATCTGCAAACCCTTCTTTATAGTCTGCACTTTCAGACTTCCACATTGTTCTTCTCCTTCATTTTGGCTTCGACAGCACGGACAACTTGCGTAAATTCATCAAGCTTTCTCATATCGCAGTTGTCTAATCCGTTTTCGCCATACCACCAATGTTTTATCTGATTGTCCGTCAGCCCCACCCACTCACGCTTTGGTGGTGATATGCAGAGATTTACAATTAAATCTCCACTTGAAAGTTCGGGCTTTGTAAATGTCAGCTCAGGGTTGCGAGACGATCCTTTGAAAAAGGTGCATGGGTAAACTACATAAGCGACTGGCTCCTGCTCTACCTGCTCTGGTTGCGCTAGGGCTTCAGCTTTCAACGCTCGGTCTTGCCAATAGTGCTTATCGCAAAACTTGCCTTGCTTGATGCCATCACGAGCAAGATTAAAAGCAAAGCTATTGCAACTGATACCGTCCTTGTCTTTATAAGTACATTGCTTAGTCATGATTCTTCTTTCTAAGTTCTTCAACGCACTTCTCTGCATTCATAAGCAAATGTGCCCAAGGCTCCCCTACGCAGTGAAGTTCTGCTTGCGTTAAACAGCGAAAAACCTGTTGATTCCCAAGCCAAATTTTTATGCCCGCAAACGCCACAGGCTCCTGCTCTATCTGCGCTGCGGGTTCACACAGCTTGGCACACTCAGCAATAATCAACTCAGCGAACTTTTGTATCTGACTGGCTTGCGCTTCGTAATAAGCGTGCAACCCTGCCTGTTCAGCAAGTTCCTGTATGCGGTTGTTCATATCACCTCCGCTGATTTAAGGTTGCCTGTTTCACCGTCAAAAGTAAGTTTGAGATTACTGTCTAATTGCGGGACTATATAGCCAGAACCTTCTCCTACGTTGCGGTATCGCACGACATCAGGCTTCGGCTCTGGCTTAATGCGATAGTAAGCATCTTCACACCACTCAGGGTAATCGACGGGAAACCATTCACGCCCTTCGTGTTGTACTTCAATCTCAGCGCCATCAGCCCAAGCCTTGATAGCTTCTGCGTGTTTGTGTGGTGTTTTCATAGCGGTGCCTCGGGATAATTATTTGGGTTGAACTTAGGCAGCGGTGCATTAGGCTGCTTCGTGGGTAGCGTTAACGGGAAGGGCCACATCATTTTGAAAACTCCTTAATTAAACTATCAAGCCAGCGATGGCGATACTTTTGTAGTTGATTAATATTGGTATTGGTATTCTTAATAAAACCATTAACTTTTAACCATATACCTACTGTAAAGTATCCATCCAATCGTTCATCAATGATTTTTTTAGCTTTGGAACAACTGTACCATTGCCTATGGTTGATATCACTTACGTTAGTAATGGCAACGCAAATATAAAAAGTCTTTGAAACATTCTCTGCATCACTCTCAGATGTTGCTAAATATTTCTTAGCTTCTTTAAATACAGAAGCTATTTCTTTATTAGAAACTGGTTTCATATCACTCCTTCAAAAAACACAACTGCTGACGGGAATGGTGCGCTGTTTGTATGCCCACCGAACTTCAGCCGACCTTTAATCAGAAAGTATGTTCCTCGCATGGCGTAGTCGTGCCACCACTTTGTGTCCGTCCTTGCAGGCACAAGACATACTACCGATGCACCTGTAAGGCTAGACTCGTAAGCCTTCTTCATCCAGTGCCCAATCGTGCGACCGTATGGAGGGTTCATCCAGCACTTGCCCGTCCATTCCTGAGACAGGCCATCAGTGGATAAGTCGTAATATTTCTCGCACTTAGCGTTATCGGCAGACGCACACACGTCAGTCTCGAATGGGCCTAGCTTTGCGTTCCACTCGTCAAAAAAGTCTTGAGGCGTTGCCCAATTGTCTGAAGCACTGCTGAGCATCCCTGCGTTAATCATATCATTTCTCCCCTGTCACGAACACCAGCTTCATAGCCAAGAACATAGAGCCTAACGTCTTCTATTTCTTCCCAGAATTTCCAATCAACTGCTTGATTACGTAAGCCATGAGCAAAGCCCATAGCGTAGGGAATGTTGTCGGTGTAGTTGTTCATTTCTTGCTTTCAATGAGGTGGTTTAACATTATTACAGCCTGAGCTATTCTTTCTTTGGTGGATAGGTCAGTGCGCAACAGTGTGTTTTTAACTATTAGTAGTTCAGTCATGTTGTTTATAAAAAATGTGTTGTCCAATTGTCTTTGTCTTCACCAGCGTCTTAGCCCAATAAGGCTTAACCTTCTTGGTGTGGTAGTGGGTTGCACCACCAGTGATATCAACGAGAGTGTTTGACGTTGCAGCCTGTGCCACATTGAGAATGTCACTAATATCTCCTTCAATGTTTTTTGTCTGCTTAGCCATTGTCCACGAGAATTGCTTGCGTGTATATACGATTTTGCATATGTTGTTTTGGTCATCCTGTGCTCTATTCATAACAACAGAGGCAACAGCCTGCAACCCTTTAATGCCCTCACCACGTGCTTCGTGATAGAGGTTGTCAATCATGCACTGAAGGGCTGCTAAGCTGCTGTGCTGTGCCACAGCGGGTGCTATGGCAACAACAGGCATGGTACTAACAGCAAGTACCAGCAGCAATTTACGCATACACACCAGCACGTTCACCAGCAATGGACACCGACACAATTGTGTCTTTGTTGATGCTGCGGTAGGCTTTCTTAGCCATGTCGTAGACAACAACATACTGGTCGAGGTTGACGGTGCATACACCACCTTTGAGAGCTTTGGTAACACCCATGCGGCAGTTCATTGTGCGCTGTGTGCCATCTTTCTTGATGAACGAGAGAGTGACAAACTTACCATTGCTTTGTTGCAAGAGGGTAGCGAAGGCTTGAGAAATAGTTTTCATATGTTTCCTAGTGGAAGATGCAGAACGTTGCATCCAAATGCCCTGTGCCACAGCAGCACAAAGGCATTAAGCTGCATTGGTTTAGAAGGTGTCAACAAGCTGCCAAAACCACTCATTGTCGTCGCTGTCGTCACATTCAATGATGCAATTCTCTCTCAACTTTTCCATTGCGTCAACAAATAATGTGCTGCTGTATGGAACAGCCTGTGCCACGCAATAGATACGTAGCTCACGCAGTGTTGCTGGCCCAGATGCGCCTAGGTGGTCAGTGATGCAAGCTTCGCAGGTGTATGTTGTTCTCATTTCATTTTCCTTAAAGAGTTACTACCACTGTACCGTGTGCCAAATATGCTTCAGAGCATGAGAACATTGGCTCCTGTGTATCCCTACGCACAAACGTAGGTGCTTTGTAGGGGTTGTATGACACCGCCAAGCCTTTGTTTTTCCAAGCTGGTGCGGGTGCATCACATTTGCCCTCCCACTGCCCTACAACACCTGCGTGTACGTTCTTACGCTTTTGATTTAATACACGTTGACGACCAGCTTCTGACACTTTAAACATTACATTTGAAAGAGTAATAGTTTGCAAATGTGCAACCACTGTGCCTTTGCGTGGGCCTTCTAAGGCTTTCACTGACCAGCAAAGTTTATGCAAATTAAAATAACAAAATACTTTCATGCTGTTGTCTCCAGTGCATACCAGTCATATAAACGAATGGCGCTGTCTTTGTCGCTGTGCTTTTCTTTGAATATGGCTTTGCAGCCTGTGCGTTCTAGGGCGTTGACGAACAGGGGTAGGTCAGCGTCTTCTTCTAGGTAAACATAGTCGTTGCGGCTGTAGCTCCATGCGCTAATTTCATGTGCCACACCGAGCGAATGAAGCATTGAACGCTTAACTTTGCCCCATGCGTGACCGGGGTCAGAATAGATTAATATGTTGTAGGTGAGGGTTTTCATTTGGTTAAGCAATCAAAATATGCAAGGGAAAGGATTAATAAAGGTGCCACAAATAGTGCAGTGATGGCAATGGTTTCTATTATGTTTTTCATTTGTTTTTAGCCTGTGCCTTATGTACTCGGTCAATCATAGCGTCACGCTCACACCATAATTTAACGCAGTATGTGTCATCCTCTCTGAATACATCCAATGTGATGTCAATATCAATAATGGCATTACGGGCCTGTGCCACAGAATAGGTTTTGGCTTTATTAATATAAAGCTGTGTCATTTCGGAGTAGGTCATATTAGTTTCCTGTAGTTGATAAAATACTATCTGATAATGCCTGTGCATATTGTGCAGCTTCAGTATATGCGCTACTATTACTTTCATGGAATGTACGCATATTAATATATTCGCCTGTTAACTGGTTTAGTTTTTGCACAACTAATATTTTGTCTTGTCCTGTGCCACATGGCATAATGCGCACGTTTAAACCATAATAGCGGTAGTTTATTTTATTATTGAACATAATATTATGTAACCTTATTAATTAAGCCATTGACCATATACACTGTGGCAAACCATTTGCGACTAGGTGAATAATCAGCAACAACAAAGTGACCATTAGGATTAAACTCTTCACCAAATATTGACGTCTCATTATATTTTAATGGTTTGCCAATGCTTTCTTTTAAAGCTTTTTTGCTTGAGTAGTGTGCTTGTATCATAAATATGTCCTGTAAGACTGTGCATAATATCGCGTGCATTATCACCCATATGCGAGATAATGCCTGCAATCGTATACATTAGGGGAAAATGCCCCGATATAGCTACTGGTTTAAATAGCTATAACGTGAGACTTGCCAAGCCCTTTAAAGCGATTAAGAGTAAAACCTAGGGCATAGGCTTACCGTGCATGTCTTAAGCGATTTAAGGGCCGTTCTAAGCCCTTCTAAGCCTATGCCATACGTAGTGCTATTGTCCGATATGCGCTATCAACAACAAACCCTGTAGTGTCACGCTTTGCAGCACCCTTTGCATATAAAGCAACAATTGTGTTTTTAGGTTCTACGTGTCTAATATCACTATTATCACCACCAATTACAGGCAGTCCCATAAATGTAGTTGGGATAATAGATACTGACCTAAATACTACTGCTATGCGCATACCTTTGGCACGTGCGATATTTACATATTTCTGATAACTAATAACTCCGCTATATGAAAATGTAAGGTCATAGTTTGAAGGGATATTATCTCTGTTTGCAATTTTGGTGTAATCATAAAATGCAACATCGGGGAATGCTTCAAATATATTATTGTAGAATGTATCATTAATTGTGAAGCTTACATTTTCCCATTTAATATCTGAAGTACCATTTAACCGTAGCAATGGTGTAAGCCCCATGCGAGTAGCTTTATTAATAAGTGATTGAATATTTTTGCATAACTTATGCATAAATGTTTCACGCTCTTCAAAAAACCATATTGTTTTATTAATGCGTCCTCGTTTAGTACAATTCATTGCACCTCGTCCAGCGGTATATAAACACGCCTCCGCGCATTGTGCAATTGTTGACATAGCACAAGTATTATATTTTGTGGTGGATGCTGGAGCGAGATATAAAATACCAGTGAGGAACCCTAGTTTTTCACCTTTAACGGTTTTAGAGTCACGTGAAACTGATAATAAGTTTTTAGTTTGAAACATGATGTGTATGTCCTTTAGAACGGGTTAATTATTTAATAACAATAGTGTTGCGCATAACTTGTGCAGTTTGCAAAGCGTCTTTTCTATCATTGGTGAAATAAGTAGCATTTTTGTTGCCATTTACTCTTACTTGATATTCATCATATTCACCACAGTAAAACACTGTAATTGGGGAACCCGCTAGTGTAGGGATGTTTAGTTTTTTCATGATAGTGTGTCCTGTAGAACGTAAGTATTAATTTGTAAGGTCATCAATTGTAATATCGCATCCACCATTAAGACATTCTATTGAATAGCCCAATAATGTTATTTGTTTTAGTGTGTCAATTGTCAGGGTTTTAGTGCCTGCGATAAAAGAAAACAATATAGCTGCGTCGTTACGGGGATACGCTTTGACTGTACCGTATACGCTTTTGAGTGTGATGACGACGATTTTGGTTTGCATGATATTGTGTCCTTTAGAACCTATGGCGAGTTTGCCATGTTGTCGATTCTACACAACCATTTTTCACGATATGAAATATTGATGCTTTTCGCAAACTATTTTTAAACTATTTTGGAATGTTGAGCAAAATCAACGGGTTACAAGTGTAAATAAATTTAGCAACCATCGCTACAGTAGCGCAACCAGTAGCAACCATCGCTACAGTAGCGCAACCAGTAGCAACCATCGCTACAGTAGCGCAACCAGTAGCAACCATCGCTACAGTAGCGCAACCAGTAGCAACCATCGCTACAGTAGCGCAACCAGTAGCATAGTCTCCTATAGTCCGCAAATTAAGAAAAGCTACTACTACACCTATCCCTACATTACTAATACTTAATTAGCTTCATAGCTATATAGCTTTGCATGAAACATCAATGAGAATTAGTTGCATTAGACTGGGTTATGCCGTATATGTTATTAATAAATGACGGTACGTAAGCTGGCATTGGGCTGATGACATTATGTATGACATATACGGCATTAATAGCGGTATGCTTATTTTCAATTGATTAGTGCAGTAGTGTAGGGTGGTATAGTTTTTTATTATTATGTTGATTGATACACCGACACTTACATATACTTTTCTTAATGAGAATCATTATCATTACCCGTGTTTTTCAATATGTATGTTGATTTTGAATCAGTATGCAAAGCTCTTCTAAGTCCTTGATTTTATTGAACAATGTTATGACCTAGAAAAGCCTAGACTATGCAATGTTTCAACTATTACTCACGTATATATTATTAATATTATCTACGCCAGCACGACGACGACATGGGGCCGGGCGTGGGCCACCGCCCCCTCCCCCGTCAAATGTATACACCAACGACCAAAAATCATGAAAATAGCTTTGTTAACCACCAGCATTTTCTTCACCACTTGCACCATCTATGAACACGGCTGCGCCTGCATATACACCTACGCCCACACGCATCTTTACCAGCTACACCACACTACAAAGCTCTACAACACCCTCTATTTCCAAACGCTACCACCTGCCATTGCTTCTAACAAAAGACTAACGTAGGGCTTCCTAGAGCCTTCACTAAAAATAAATGTAAAATACATTGACACATCCACCAATAGTGTGTAATACTATAGCAACTAACACTACTACGTCCTAGCTACGTAGAGCGAAGAATTAAAACTCTTACGACTACCCACTGGTCATTAGGAAACAATGAGCTTGTATCGGCTGCTGTGGAGAAAAGACTCATAGGTGGAGAAGGTAGTGCGCAACACCTTCTCCGCATCTATGAACACTGGCATCGCTAACACCTTGCGTTGACCAGACCAGACTAGATATAGGTACTGGTTAAAGAACAAGTCGTAATAGGGGTGGAGCTAAGCTTGTTTATAAATGAATATATCCCTTATGGGAACTCTAGGTGATGGTGATGTTGTTTGTACAGATTGATAATGGTTTCTCGACTATCAGTGTTGTATATAAATAATAGACTACTATCATTGGGAACTGTGTTGGTAATATCGTTGGTATTGTCTCTTTGACAACATCTGCTATATACCACCTTTAGAAGAGTATGCTTAAAATAATAATAACAATATGCAATACCAAACCAAACAACAACTAATTGACAACGGAACAATAGCTTCTCGTCCCTACAGCGTAATGGCTGCTGCTTTCACAGCATTAGCCAATGACAACATTGATAGTGTTCATATTCCCCATAGTGATGTTTATTTTGTTAGAGAAGCAATGCACAAGCGTTGTGGGTTGTTCTTTCCCTTAGCTGATGTTGAGAGAGCTATGAAAGCTGAAGGCTGGAGAGATAGAGGAAGATTGTTTAAGAAAGCGTTATAACTGCTGCGTTATACTGGATATGAGGCTATGCCTCTTTTATACATATAGGAAATACAAACATGGCTACAACCACTGCTACCCCCGTTACATCTACAACACCTGCTGGTGATGCTGCAAAGATTGCTTCTCTGCGTGAACGCGCTAAAGATAAGTCGTTGCCACAAGATGTTCGTAATGCTTTTCTTGATAAGGCTGTAGCTCTTGAGAACAAAGCTGCTGGATATGCAAAGGGTGGTATGGTCGCCAAGGCTCCCGCTAAAGCTGCTGCTAAGAAAGCAATGACTAAAGCTCCTGCTGTTGCCATTGTCATTGGTATGCCTAAGAAGACAGCAATGGCTAAGGGTGGTGCTGTTGGTAAGGGTAAGTGCTAAAGTGATTAAACGAGGTGCTGAAGAGTTCAGCGGATATAACAAACCTAAAGCTACACCAGATCATCCCACAAAGAGTCATGTGGTGTTAGCTAAAGAGGGTGATGTTATTAAACTCATTCGCTTTGGTCAAGCTGGTGTTAAAGGCAGTCCTGATGGTAGTAAACGTAATGAAGCGTTTAAAGCTAGGCATGCTTCTAACATTGCTAAAGGTAAGATGTCTGCTGCTTATTGGGCAGATAAAACTAAATGGTAATGAAAGAAATATATGGCTACTAATAGAAATGCTGGAATGTACGGTGAAGACAAGCCAGTACAGCGTAACAAAGAAACTACTGGTGTTAAACCCAATCGTAGTCCCACTGAAGATAATGCTGCACGATCTAGACCATCCCTTGTTTCAGATATGGGAAAATCAGTAGAGAGTGATGTTGAGCGTATTAAAAAGGGACAAGACTTAACCAAACGCAGAGGTGGTGAATCTCAATTCTCTGCTGCTGATCGTGCTAGTTCACGTATGGCTGGTCGTGCTGGTTATGCTGGTGCTGCTTTTGAAACTGGCTATGCTATTGGTCGTGCTATTGACGAAGAGACTGGTGCTGGTAAGAAGATGGTTGAAGGCTCACAGGTTCTTAAAGAAGTATCTCGTAAGCTTTCTGATAGCGACAAAGTATCTCTTTCTAAAGATGCTAAAGAACGTCTTGCTGAAATTGAAAACGATAAAGCTATGCGTGAAGTAGATAAAGAAAAAGAAGCTAGTAAGTATGGCAAAGGTGATAGTAAAGAATATGCCAAAGGTGGCATGGTTGTTGCCAACTGTGGTGCTTCTATGAAGCCACAACAAGGACGTAAATAATATGAAAGGCTTAATGTCTCCAGAACCAATGGACATGGAAGAAGAAGAGTGTTGCATTGTTACCCCTGAAGAGAACAAGACCAATACAGAACACACCATTAAGTTCTGGAAGCTTGGGCCTGAAGCATCTCCATCGGATGAACCAGATAGCAATGCTGCCTATTGGAAAGAGATTGCTTTGGTTTGGAAGATGGAGCCATCAGAAGCTCGTCGTCAACGCTGCGCCAATTGTGAATACTTTGATAACACCCCTGAGATGTTGTTAATGATGGATACTATTCCACGCAATGCTTTTGATAAAGATGCTGGTGGTAGAGGCTATTGCCACAAGTTTGAGTTTATCTGTCACAACCTACGTACTTGCACAGCATGGGAACGTAAAGAATATGAAATGGAAGAATAATATATGGCAACTAACATTACACCAAAGTTAACACCAAAGCAAACTAAGAAGGTTGGTGTTGTTATGGCTGAGTTTAAAGACAAGAGTTTGCATAGCGGCAAAGGTGGCAAGGTTGTTACCAATCCTAAGCAAGCCATTGCCATTGCTTTGTCTGAAGCATCTAAAGTTAAGAAGAAATAACAATGACAATTACGCACTATCCAGAGGTGGTAGCAATATCGCCACAAGCTAACGCTATCACCTTTGGTGGTGCTACCACTGATGCCTTTGGTAGACTTCGTGTTAGTGAACCGTTCACTTTCTTTGATAGTCAGCATCGTTATAAAGATAATGGCTACTTCGATACAGCAGTGGTTGGTGGTGGTTCAGCTACTCATCTCACTAACGAAAGCACTGTGAGGATGGATGTAGGTACAGCTTCTGGTGATAGTGTCATTAGACAAAGTAAGCGTTGCTTCCCTTATCAGTCTGGTAAGAGTTTGCTCATCTTTAATTCATTTATGATGAATCAAGCTAAGGCGAATGTACGTCAACGCATTGGTAGTTTCAATAGTAATAATGGTGTATTTTTAGAACAAAACGGAACAGCTTTACCAAGTTTTGTTGTTCGTAGTTTTGCTACTGGCAGTGCTGTTGATAACAAAGTGTTGCAGAGTAGTTGGAATGTAGATAAGTTTGATGGTACAGGCATTAGTGGTATTACATTAGATTTAACTAAAGTACACATCTTATATATTGATATTGAATGGCTTGGTGTTGGTAGTGTTCGTTGTGGTTTTGTCATTGATGGAACATTACATATCTGCCACAAGTTCAATCATGCCAATAGCATTACTTCTGTTTATATGACAACAGCTAGTTTGCCTGTTCGTATTGAACTTACTAATACTGGAATATCAGCAAGCGCTTCGTCTCTTAAACAAATATGTTCTTCTGTTATGTCAGAGAGTGGCTATGAACGTAAGGTGGCACAGTCTATTGCACGTAAAACTGTAAATACAAGTATCACTACTAGCTTTATTCCTATTGTTTCTATTAAACTTGCGTCAGATAGACTTGATGCTGTAATTCTTCCTAGTAGATTTATTGGTTTTCCAACATCGACAGGTGACTTTGAGGTTGTTCTCATTCGTAATGCAACACTCACTGGTGCTTCATACGACACAACAACATTTAACAATGTTGATTTTGATATAGCCGCCACTGCTTTGTCTGGTGGTACTATTATTTCTAGTATATTTACATCGGCTACAAATCAATCTGCTAGTGCTGCTGCAAATAACACAGAATACAACTGGGATTTACAACTAGGTAGCACACTTGCTGGTGTTAGTGATGTCATTACACTAGCTGCTCGTACCTTTACTGGTACTAACACTATGGTTGGTGCTTTAGAATTCTTTGATCTTACATAATATATGGCAACTAAAAATAGAACACTAGGTAAGGCTTTAACAACTAGCTTTGCTAACATATATGTTGTACCAGCTAGACATAAGTCGCTTATTAAAAGTGTGCTTATCTCTAACACTACAGCAGCCCTTGCTAAAGTTAGCCTTGATTGGTATGACTCAGCCACCACCACCTACTACACCATCTGTAAAGACGTAGCAATGTTTGGTAATGGCATTATTCAATTGGAAGATAGTCTATGGCTACAACCAGATGACCTCATTCGTGGCCTAGCTAACGTAGCTGGTGTCACCATTTCGATATATGTTGAAGAACAATACGCAGTTGCGTTATAAAAGGAACACATGGCTAAAGAACTTTCAGAACAACACAAGCGTTTCCTAGAGGCTTTGTTTGACGAAGCTGCTGGTAATGCTCATATGGCTAAGAACATTGCTGGTTTCTCCCCCGGTTACAGCACTCGTATGCTTACTAACTACCTCAAAGAAGAAATCATTGAAGCAACACAGCTACACATCGCTATGAATGCACCACGTGCAGCTATGGCAATCATTAGCGGCATCACTGACCCTACAGATTTGGGGACAAAAGAGAAACTATCAGCAGCTAAAGACTTGTTAGACAGAGCAGGGTTGGTTAAGACTGACAAAATACAAGTTGAGTCTGTTAATGGCATTATGATTTTGCCAGCTAAGGACAAACAAGTTGACGATTAGAGAAGGCTTGGGCGTTTGGATATTGCCACAGCCTGTTGCTGAACAAGTATGGGTGGCAATACCTAAGTTTGGTAGAACAATACCGTTTGGTTATAGGATTGATGCTGATAAACCTGATTGGTTGCAGCCAATACAGACTGAACTAGAGGCTTTAGAGAAGGCAAAGAAGTTTATTAGTCAATATTCTTCTAGACAAGTAGCAGCATGGCTTACTAAGCTTACAGGTAGAACTATTTCACACGTAGGTTTGTTAAAAAGAATAAAGAATGAGCAGTCCCACAAAAGAAAATCTACAACTTATAGCAAGCTTGCCGACAGGTACGAAAAAGCGCTCAAGCAAGCGAAATCCTACGACGAAAGACTTGGCACAAATAAGTCCAATTATTTTGATGGAACCCGCTACAACAGAATCAAAGACTCCTTCACCAACAACGAAGATGGAAGCTCCTCCACTGCCACCAGTGGAGACACAGAATGTAATCTTTCGTCCCAATCCGGGGCCACAGACTGACTTCCTAGCCTCTTCAGAGCGTGAGGTGCTGTATGGTGGTGCTGCTGGTGGTGGAAAGAGCTATGCCATCTTAGCTGACCCTTTACGTTACATGGGTCATCCACAATTCTCAGGGCTTATTCTTCGTCATACAACAGAAGAGCTACGAGAACTGGTGTGGAAGAGCCAAGAGCTATATCCAAAGATTTATCCCGGTATAAAGTGGAGTGAACGTAAGATGAGTTGGGAAGCTCCGTCTGGTGCGCGTCTATGGATGTCTTATCTGGACAGAGATGAAGACGTTATGCGCTATCAAGGTTTGAGTTTTTCATATATAGCCTTCGATGAGTTGACTCAGTGGGCTACACCGTTTGCCTATGACTATATGCGCTCACGTTTGCGTACAACTGCACCAGATTTACCAGTGTTCTTTAGAAGCACAACCAATCCCGGTGGCGTTGGGCATCAATGGGTGAAGAAGATGTTCATTGATCCAGCACCAGCTAACAAAGCGTTCTGGGCTACCAACATTGAGACAGGTGAACCTCTTACGTTTCCTAAAGGGCACGCCAGAGAAGGTCAAACATTGTTTAAGCGTAGGTTCATTCCCGCTAAGCTGTCTGATAATCCCTCTTTAGCTGCTTCTGGCGACTATGAAATGATGTTGTTGTCATTGCCAGAACATCAGCGTAAGCAATTGCTTGATGGTAATTGGGACATTGCCGAAGGTGCTGCGTTCTCTGAGTTCAATAGAGCTATTCACGTTGTAGACCCCTTCACCATCCCTAGAGACTGGCCTAGATTTAGAGCTTGTGACTATGGTTACAGTAGTTTTAGTGCTGTGCTGTGGTTTGCTGTAGCTCCTGATGATTCAATCGTAGTTTATCGTGAGTTGTATGTGAGTAAGGTGTTAGCTGAAGACTTAGCTAATATGGTGCTACAACTAGAAGCTAATGAAACTATTAGATATGGAGTGCTGGATAGTTCATGTTGGCACAAGCGTGGTGACACCGGGCCATCAATTGCAGAACGAATGATTATGAAAGGATGCCGTTGGCGTCCCGCTGATCGCAGCGCTGGTAGTAGGGTTGCTGGTAAGAATGAAGTGCATAGACGACTTCAGGTTGATCCAGTTACTGAGAATCCACGTATTGTTTTCTTTAATAACTGTAAACAAATAATTGCTGATTTACCTGCGCTTCCTTTAGATAAGGTTAATCCAGAAGATATTAATACTAAGATAAATTTTGATCACCTCTATGACGCCCTGCGTTATGGCTTAATGAGTAGACCACGTAGCGGATTGTTTGACTATAATCCTTTATTGAAGAATAAGGGTATGCACATAGCCGATAATATTATGGGGTATTAGATGAATTTAATTACTAGAAAAGAAGCAAAAGCACAGGGCGCTAAAAGATATTTCACAGGTCTTTTGTGTAAGCATGGACATATCTCTGCTAGATATGTATCAACACATCAGTGTTGTTCTTGTGTTACTGCTAGTCGTCCAGAGTATATTCCTGTTGTTTCTAGCGTACACCCAAGAACCACGGCAAAGCTTGAAAATAAAGTTACCTATAATACGGGTATTCCTTGTAGTAGAGAACATATGGCTGATAGATATACAAGCTCTGGTTGGTGTCTTATGTGTTTTAAAAACTATTATGCTACAGAAGAACAGCAACTTAAAAAGCATCAATATCGGAATAATAATACTGACAAGAAAGCAGCATATGATAAAGAGTTTGACAAGAGCCACAAAGCCTATCGGTCAGCTTTAAAATCCTCAAATAGAGCCAAAAGGATACAACGCCTTGTTTCTTGGGATAACGAATTAACTACTTTTGTATTTGAAGAAGCAGTTCGTCTTTGCGACTTGCGTAAGAAAGCAACAGGTTATTCGTGGCACGTTGATCATGTCGTACCACTCAACGGAAGACGTGTATCTGGCCTACACGTATGGAACAATTTTGCAGTAATACCCGCTGCTCAGAATATGAGTAAGGGTAATAGATATGTTATGGAATAAATATGGCAACTAAACAATATATGGAATCTCAGACTCTTGCTTTAGACGATGTTAAAAACATTGATGAAGAAGGTTTCTCTGGTGGTGGACTAATCGCTTTCATTCAAGAAAGATATACACGTTCTGAAGAGAGTCGTCGTTCCGATGAAACTCGTTGGCTCCGTGCTTATAGAAACTATCGTGGCTTGTATGGCCCTGATGTTAGATTCACTGAAACAGAGAAGAGTCGAGTATTTATTAAAGTTACTAAGACTAAAACATTAGCTGCTTATGGTCAGATTACAGATGTATTGTTTTCTAATAATAAGTTTCCATTGAGTATTGACCCGTCAGTATTACCCGATGGTGTACTTGCTGAAGTATCCTTTGACCCAAAGAATGCTTCTCCTTCAGAACCAAAAGCTAAGCGTACCTTGCCATATGGTGAAGCGTCTAAGAATCTTAACAAAGACTTCACCATTGACACACTAGAAGAAATGCTAGGTGAGATGGCTGCTGACCTTAAAGACGTTAAAGGTTTGCAAGAAGGTGTTGGTAAGTCACCAAGCTCTGTCACGTTTAGTCCTGCAATGCTGGCTGCTAAGAAGATGGAGAAGAAGATTCATGACCAGCTAGATGAAAGCAATGCCAATAAACATCTCCGTTCCACTGCCTTTGAAATGGCATTGTTCGGTACAGGTGTGATGAAAGGCCCATTCGCTACCAATAAAGAATATCCACATTGGGATGACGATGGCAAATACAATCCATTGATTAAGACAGTTCCTGAAGCATCCCATGTTTCCATTTGGAACTTCTATTGGGATAGTGATGCTACCAACACTGACGACTGCCAGTATGTTATTGAGCGTCACAAGCTTAGCAAGACACAACTGCGTGCTCTTAAACGGCGTCCATACTTCAGAGCTAACATCATTGACCAACTTGTTGAACAAGGCGAAGGCTACATTAAGAAGTATTGGGAAGACGACTTGAAAGACTTTGCGCCTAGCTTTGGTGTTGAACGCTTTGAAGTGCTGGAGTATTGGGGAAACATTGACGTTGATATGCTCATTGATAATGACATTGAGATTCCAACAGAGTTTGAAGATGCTGGAGAACTGCAAGCAAACATTTGGTATTGCAATGGCAAGATTATTCGATTGGTACTCAATCCATTTAAACCATCTAAGATTCCATACTACGCTGTTCCATATGAACTAAATCCATACTCATTGGCTGGTGTTGGTATTGCTGAGAACATGGACGATACACAAACGCTCATGAATGGTTTCATGCGTATGGCTGTGGACAATGCTGTGTTGTCTGGTAATCTAGTATTTGAAATTGATGAAACCAATCTCGTACCCGGTCAAGACTTCTCTGTCTATCCCGGTAAAGTGTTTCGTCGTCAAGGTGGTGCTCCCGGTCAAAGCTTGTTCGGCACTAAGTTTCCAAACGTAGCTGCTGAGAACTTGCAACTGTTTGACAAAGCTCGTCAGCTTTCTGATGAGAGTA